CATATCAGGAATTAAAAATTCAGCTTTAGTGGTATAATCAGATATTAAAACTCGGCCAACGCTTTCATTTCTAAACAGTTCTTGCATTGCCGCAAGGTTGTTATGATTAATGCCTCCCTTGTTAGGCTCATTGCCCATTGTAATCAACAAAATGACGTTTTCAATAGTTCTGACAATAGCTTGGTCAATCTTCTTGAACTCAAGTTTCATGTTAATGTCTTTTAAAACTGAAAAGCCAAATGGTACAGAAAAAGGCTCATAATCTTGCTTTTTGTAAAAAGAATATCTTAGCCTTTCTGGCTCTAGCTCAAGTTTAGCTCCGTCAAGAAAATATCCATTCCTACTAAAGTTATCTTTCATTTCTTGTGGCAAAGATTCGTAGACCTCACGATCATAATCATTTTTTGGATTTTTTAATCTTTCAATTTCATACTCACTTAAAACTTTTGCATAAACTCCTGTGGTTTCAAACCCAGTAGTTCTTCTTGCTACTACATCAAAAGGATTAAGCATAATATATCGCACTGGCAACTTATTTAAAGATACTCCATTTGATCCATAAGTTTTTAGCATCTTAACATAATCTTCAGTATTGAATTTACCGTCGATCTTGTAAAAGAAAATATTACCAGACCTATAATATTCGCGGAAATATTGATCTTTTAATTTCCAGATCTTAATTTTTCTAAACCAAGCTTCAATAAAATCCCTTGATCTTTTACTGCCAGAATCCAAGAAAAGATCTGCATTAGAAAATTCTGCCATGATATCAATAGCATTTCTAAAAATAGCTACATTTGCATATGCTTTTTGGCAAAGCTCGATAGCCTCTCTGACATTGATACCGCTAACAGCGTAATCGTATGGCAATAGTCCATCACGAATATTTGTGTATTGATCTCTCTGAGGCACCCTATGAATTCTATTTGAACGAGTTCTAACCTCTGGATTACCTCCCCCTCTAACATAAGAAGCTTTTGCGGTTGAACCAATATACGGTTCTCCTTCAATACTAGGAGAATACGTACTGTTTTGCAACAAAGGATTATTAGCTAAAGTTTCTTCAATAGAGCTAGCTTTGCCAAATTTATTCCAATATTCCGATTTCTTTGTATATTTTCTTTTAGAGGCCATTTGTTTTAGTTACACGAAAGTTATGAATGTTAACTTTTAAAAGTTAAAAAAGTTACTTTTAGTTTATAAACATGGGAGTAAAAGTAGATTGAACAGACTCTTGTTTAAAGTTCATCATATCAAAATACGTTTTTACCATCCAGTTGCCTAATACTAAAGCTGAATAGCTATCTTTTCTAGCTTTATCTCTGCCAGATTGCCTTTTTAGATTAGGCGGAAGGTCAAAAGTTTGCGTACCTTGGGAAGTTGTGGTTATTTGTATAAGTGCGCATTCTACTTTTGTTAAATCAATTATGTCTGTTTGATGTTCAATAAAATCAATCATTTTTGCTTCTCTACCCATTTTTTCGTTATCGCCAGCACGCAGATATTTTAATGTATCAATTGGTATATGTTTTCTTTTTTGATTTTGATATGAGTCGTCAATAGCTCTTGACGCAAAAAATATTCTTTTATGATCAAAATTAGATTGCAATAACTCGTTAGCCTGTCTAATCCAATTGCTTGTAGGTTTTCTTAAATAGCAAATCTTTTTTTCTTTTATGTTATAAGAATTTCTAGCATTTTGTAAATCTTGTCTGTAACTTTCAGAGTGCTCAAATGGAACATCAATAATTCCTAAATTAATTTTATCTTTCTTAAATGTTTCACTTTCATTGCATGCACTTAAAAACTGTACGCCACCAGCATAGTCACCTACTACCATTACAATATTAAAGTTGGTAAGCAGATAATGAAAATATCTAATGTGATCTTTCATGTTTGCACCAGATAGCGCATAACTATGAACCACGGTGCCAACTTGTTTTTCTTTATTTAATTTTAAAACTTGTATTGCAAAATCATCAGAGCTTTCACTTTCCGCCCAGCTTGGGTCAAAAGCTAGCAAGTATTCTGCTCCAGGCTCACCAGCGACTTCTATAGAGGGATCTTCTCCGTCTGGTATAGTACAGTCTGCCATTTTTGATATTTTAAAATATCCGCTACTATCGTCTGTAAACTTTGCGCCAAACTCGCGGTCAAACTGAGATTCACTCATAGTTGCTTTTGCCTGGTTAATCAAGTTTTGATCGTACAACTGCTTAGGAGCACAGTCGTATGAAAATTGCATAATTGTTCTGTGAGCGGTGTCTTTTGAATTTTGATTAAAAATTAAGTTTTCAAACTGACTATATAATTTATACATATACTCAAATTTGTAAGACGCAGAAGAAAGCGCTATAAGTTTGTTGTTTGGCCAAACATATCTTTCTTCTTCGGTCATTTTCCCCTGCTTGATTAAATCTGTTTCAAGGTTGTATAAATCTTCACGTTGTGTTGGGTTTTCCACGACAGATAAAAACGGTACAATCACCTCGTTGTAAATTCTTTCTGGCATGAGCAAAAATTCGTCAATAATTATTCTATGAAAACGAAAACCACGCAGTTTCTCACCGTCACCTAATGGCAATGCTCGTATTCTTGAGCTACCAATTTCTAACAACCATTCGTCATTACTTTTGCTTTTCTTTGTTATGCACTGAGCAAACAAAGCTGCTTCAGGTTTTGCCGCAATATCTTCTATTTTCTTGAAGATCATTTTTGCCTGTCTGAACGATTTAGAAAGTATTCCTATTTCAACGCCTTGATTAAGCGTCGCATCAAGCGCGGCAAATATAGCGGTTGTAAAAGACTTTGACATACCACGAGACCACACGCCCATAAAATAATCTGTTTCAAACATAGCCTTCACGGACATATGCTGAAACGGAAAAAGTTTTATACCCATCAGTAAGTCTGCTGCAAAAGTTGTATTTTCTCGCAAGAACTTATACAGTAAAAGCTTGGCTTCTTTTTCTTCTAAGAAACCAAGATCACCTTCAAGAAGCTCTTTGTTTATATCGCGGGTTTTGCTGAGTCTTCTTTTTTGATTGCCTTCTTGCCAAGCCATAATTTCTTGCGTCTATATGATATTGTAAATCACAATACCATATCTTTCTTCCAAAATATAAAATTCTTTGAATCAAATCCATTGAAGAAGTTCTATTACCAGAAAAAACAAATTGACATGTTTCTGGGAACTCGTGGCATAATGCTTTCATATTGTGAAAAATAAATTTTAAGTTTGCGGGATGTGGAGAAAAGTGATTTTGCTTTTTAATTTTTTGTATACTGCTATCAACCACAACAAATACGTAACTGTCCATTGCTTTTGCTCTTGCCATTTCTTTTCTAAACCGCGGAAAGTTATACGACATTGTAGATTTAAAATCTGACTCGCTTTTTCTTTCTACAAATGTATAATCATATTTAGTGCCACTTGCAGTATAATCCGCAAAGTCTAATGCAAACTTTTTAGTATTTTTAAAAGGTAGCGGATTGTTTTCGCGTGTGTCAATAACTATTTCTAAGTTGTCAAAACCTTCTTGAGTAAAAAAGCTTTCGTCCAAGTTTCTATATAGCATTGGGCGTACTCCAGCTTGACTACAAGCATGAGAATAACTTGTGAAAAACTTTTTGTAAATGTCTATTGTTGGTAAATCACTTAGTAAAAGCTCAAGATGTGTTGGACCAAGTTTTAACTCTTTTTCTTGTATGCGCTCTTTTAGTTTTTTTAAAGTGTATTTTTTAACCTCATCAACATCTGAATGGTGGCACCATTTTAAAAGTTGACTGTATGTAGAAAAATCTTTTGCAAAATAATCCTTCTTGTTTTTGAATGGTAAAAGATCACCAGTCAATAAATTTTTTCTTGGAAAATGTTTTGTATAATAATCCGCAAGTGTCATGTCATGACCTTTTAGATGGCGATGAAGTGCCGCCTCAGAGCCAAAATCTTTACCACATTCTTTACAGTTAAATGACATCGTCTTTTCTCACTCCTAAAACTCTTGACTTCCATTCGCCCATAGACTCAAGTTCGTCCGCCTCTTTGCGAACAACCTTCTTTTGCATTTCTGCCATCTTAACCATAATACCACGCTCTTGTTCTTCTTGGAAAAGTTGAACAATATTTAAAATACTAGCGTTCTGCTGATTCCTAGATGCGACACGTTTTGCACGATCACCATTTAATTTAGTTATTAACTTGTCCATGCGTGAAGCACACTGGTTGTACTCTTCGCTTTTGGTTTTTAAAATTTCTGTTAAACGGATTGTAAATTCTTGTTGATCTTGAGCGTCATCAAACATCATGTTTAACTTAGCCTTTTGTTGTTCAATATGTTTTAAATTTATATAATCCATACACACATTGATATATAAATTAATTTCGTCAGATGTTAAATCTGGTTTATCCCAAACGCATCTTACAAACTCTGCCTCAAATAATTCTCTGTCTTCTTGTGAGCCGTAGTTATTAATTACTTGTAAAAATCTGGGGCTTGATAAAAAGTTCATTAAGCTCTCTGCAGCTTTCCTGTCTTGCATTTGCAGTTTGTTTTCATCAAGATCTTTGCCTGCAAAGTCATTTATCTTTTTGATTGATCTTGACAAAGCTTTTGGCGGACTGTATCTCGTGCCCACAGCACTTTCTTCCGATTTTACAAAGTCTGGATGATGGTTCTTAATGTAGTCTGCGACAACTCTTTGTTCTTTTGAAAGTTTTTTGATTTCTTTGTTTGGCCACAACAATTCTGCTAATTGTATACTTGACATATCTTGACCAGCATGTGAATTTAAAAATTCTTTTTCTTCATCTGTTAAAATTATTTCCTCAACCTTTGAATGTTTAGAAGTTTGATAGTTCAAACCTTGATCAACCATGAACTTTCTGATAGAACGTCCAATTTTGCTTCTACCATCAATGGTATCGTCACCCGATACTATTTGCGTTAGCCGTGTTAAGTCTGGTATAGATTTGTAATTTTCTGCAATTAACTTTTTTTGCTCGTCAGTTAATTCACTCATTTGTTATTATAATATCTTTTTCCTTAATAATCAAAATAGCTTTTTCTTTAAACATTTTTTTTAAGTTTTTGATTTGCTTGTATCCAGCTTTTCTGTTTTTTTCATTAGTGGTATAACCAAGATCTTTTGCAACTTCATCTTCTGGTAAATTTTTAATAAATAAGTCTTCGTAAACTTTGTAATGTTTTGTATTCAATACCATCTTCATTTCAATGTGTAGTTTTTTTATAGAGTCGCCAAAATTAAACTCTGTTGTTGAAATAGAAAATACTTCTTGTTGATGATTTTCAAGTGCTAGTGGTAACTTTATATCATACGCATGTTTTTTACTTTTTTCCCATTTAGCATATAGCTTGCATTCAGAGCATTGTTTTTTACTTGGTGTGAACGAGCAACTGTTTTCTCCGCCGCCTTCTTCTTCTGATTCATTGAATGGACAGTTTAAACATGGTCGCGCAAAATTACTATAATGATTTCTTAAAATATTTTTAAGTTGATTAGAGATGATTTTGTTAACCCATGGCTCAAGATTTCTTGATTGATCCCATTGATCCCACTTTTTAAAAATATGAAATCTTATGATCTGCTCAACGTCTTCGAAGTCAAACCATGCAAGTGCATTTAAATGCCACTTGTGTTTTCTTTTTTGAAGCTCTGCGTCAATAATTTCGACTTTGTCTTCGTACTTATATTTCTTTTTGCGAGGCATTAATCATCTAAAGGTCTGTTACGAGCACTTTGACATTCTCTCATAGTTTCAGCTTCAATTTCTTCTCGAGTCATTCTTTTTGAAGCTTGACTAGTGTTTGAGATCCTCGTACCTTCAGATGAAGATTGTTTTGAATTTATAAGTTGACCAATAGTCGTTTTGTTATTGGCGCCAACATCAACAGAGTATTCTAATTTTGAAATATTTGGAATGTCTGTTGACTCTTCTAAATTAGCTTGTGCTGATTGCAGGTGAGGTGCGTTTGTGGTTTGTGGTTCGTTGCCTGCTGTCGCCTGGTTCAGTGATTGCCCACAACCAGCACAAAATTTTGCTTCGTTTAAAGTATAAACGTTTTTAAAACCACATTGTGTACAGTATCTAAATGGCATATTTTATTTTATATATTTTTTAAAATATTTCTAACTTGAACGTTTAGTGTTTACACTTTTATTTTGCCTTGTGGCTCTTTTTTTAGCTGGAGCAGGAGTTTCTTGTAGTTTTTCAA